GAAAAGCAAAAGGAAGAATACAAGACCAAGGCAAACGAAGTCATTGCGCCAGTTTATACCGCGATCCAGGAAGCATTTGATGAAAAAAAGGCGGCGTTGGACGAACAGCTTTCCGGCGGTATTATTGACAAGGCGACGTACGATGCGCGGCTTGAAGAACTCAAGGCTACCACTGACGAGACTAAAACCAGTCTCGACGCAGAGGCGCAGGCTTACATCGGCTACGTCATGACACTGGCGGCACAAGGCACGAAGCCGACCGAAGCACAGATTGCCAAGCTGGAAGAAATGCGTTTGAAGATCGTCGGAATCGGGAACAGCATTCTGGAATCGCAAAACATCGCGCTGCAAGCAGGCAAGGCTAGTTATACGGCAACGGCGGCGGGGCGCGGAACAACCGAGGACGTTGTTAAGGGTGTCGCTTACTTGAAGATGGACACGGAGGTCAAGGTGGCGGGCGTCGAAACCGCACACGCGCAAGCGATGGCGGAACTTCAAACTGAGTGGGACAAAGCGAAAACGCCGGAACTCAAGACCGAGATTGAGGCCAAGATGGAACTGGAGAATACCAGTTTCGAGGCTGGCAAAGAAAAAGTTGAAGCCGACTACACCGCGCGCCTGTCCGAGATGATTGCGGGGCTTAAAAAGAAGTTCCCGGAGCAGATGGAGAAGCTGTCAATTGTCGATTCCAAAGCGACGTTTATTGGAAACGCAACAGCTGTTCTGCAAAGGGCATTCAAGGCAACGCCGGAGGATAAAAAGGCCGCAGAAAAGGCGATGAATGACTATGTGGAAAATCTGTTCCCCGGATCGAATCCGCTGCAATCTCCGCTGGTATCGTCGGTACAACTACAACTGTATATTGACACCCTGAAAAAGCAAATGGCCGCAACCATATCTGGAGCCGATATGTCTTCCATCTTTACGGACTTCTCCGCCGCACTAGACTCAGGCGCAGCCGAAAATTTGGACGTGTCCAAGGTCGGCGCTACGCTGGGCGATCTGTTGACTGCCTATGACTTTGCACCGGACGGCAAAACGCTGATGGAAAGCCTCTTAAAGGGCGAGATTCAGGGGATAGATGACGGCCAAGGCGACTTAAACCAAGCGTTAATCGATTCAGCGCAAGAGGGCAATCAGGCATTTAAGGACGAGCAGGGCATCAAGTCCCCATCCACAGTCTGGGCGGGATATGGTGAAAACATGATACAGGGCCTAGTTGATGGCGTGGACGAGAAGCAGGAAGACATCGCCGACAAAACAAAGGAGGCCGCGAAGAAGGCCGACGCAAAGGCCGCGTTCGAGAAGTCCGGCGAGAATTCCGGTCAAGGCTGGCTGGATGGCTTCCGCGACAAGGCCGTCGAAATGGTCATCGCCGCTTACAACGCGGGCAAGGCCGTCAAGAAAGCGTTCGACCGGGGACAAAATGCCGCATCCCCATCGAAGGCGTTCAAGGAATCCGGCCAATGGTCGGGGCAGGGCTGGGAAATCGGCTACAAAGAGAGCATGGGCAAGGCACTGAATACCGCACGCTCCATTGGGCGCGATATGGTCGGCGCGGTGAACCTCCCGGCCCGTATCCAGATCCCGCAGGTCGGTGCGCTTGGAACGGCCGGAACCCTTGACGTTATGGGCGCATTGCGCGGCCTGTTCGACAACGCCAACTTCAACTTCAACGACCGTGGCGATATGCAGACGTTCGCCTATGAGTTCATGGGCATCCTCAACAACCAAATCCGCGCGGTAGGAGGGACACCGTAATGCCTGATTGGTTTGACTTTGCGGGCAAGCGCTCCGCCGCGCTAGGCGTGTACATCAAGGCGTACCCGTCCGTCCCAATCGCCAAAGAGCGCGTGAGCAACGAAACGGTTCCCGGGCGAAGCGGTTCGCTGACCACGACCGAGGGCGAAGCGGTCTACGACGATATCGTGCTGTCGCTCCCCTGCCGCATGGGCGGGCTTGCGGATATCGATCAGGTGGCGGCGTGGCTACGCGGGGACGGCGTGTTGGTGCTGGGCGACACGCCCACACGCTACTACAAGGCGCGGTGCTCGAACCAGATGGATCTGGCCCGTATTCTGCGCTGCATGGACACCCGCGAGTTTAACGCGGTTTTCCGGTGTGACCCGTATCGCTACATCTTCCCGCAACCTGCCGCAAAGACCTGTACGACCAGTCCCGACAGCATCAACAACCCCGGCACCGTTGACGCCGTTCCGTTCATTACCGTCGTAGGCTCCGGCGACATCGACCTGACCGTGGGCGCGCGCACGATCCACATTGCGGGGCTTGCGTCCTCGATCACTATCGACGCTGACACAGGGTTTGCCCTGAACGGAACAACCGACCTGACAAGCACCGTGACGTTCGACGCATACCCGTGGACGATCCCGCCCGGAATCAACGCCGTATCGTGGACGGGAGCCGTTACCGGTGTGACCATTACGCGCCCATGGCGCTACGTTTAAGGGAGTGATACGATGGCGGCTTTTAAAGTCCGGCAGACCGTTGACCTGAACTCCACCGGCCCGCAAACCATCACGCAGGCTTACGGGCACGTCGGGGACGCCAAGGCGCATCAATGGGACGTTGTCGTGGTTCGCGGCGTCACGCCGGTTGATCTGACCGGGTACACGGCGATGGCATTGGTAAACAACGGCGTCGGCACGGTGGAGATCGTCGGCACGATCACCGGCAATGTCGCGACGGCAATTTTTCCTGCGGCGTGCTACACCGAGGGCGTCCACGAATGTTTTATGCGGATCACCAAGGCATCAGATTCGTCAGAAGTTATCACGGCGCTGATGCGTCTGAACGTCACACCCAGCGAGACGGATACGCCGATCGATCCCGGTACCGACATCACCGCGACGCTTTCGGCCTTGCTGGCGGCCTACGGCGGGTATAGCGCAAAGTTGGCCGACAACGCCATTTCTCCGGATGATTACACCGGCACGGATGCGGCAAAGATTCAGGCCGCCGTGAACGCGGCTATATCCGGGAAGCGCGCCATCCGGTTTTCCCGGATGTACGACGTTACCGGGCAGAGCGCCATTGTGTTCAGCAAGCCCGAATCTGACCGCACCGTGCTGCATCTGCTTGGCGTCGGCGGCGGAGTTCGTAGGGATGATGCGGGCTATGTGTTCACCGGATACGGTGTCAATATGGGCGATATTTGCTCCCTCGGCATGCGCTATCTTGGCACTGGATTATCAACGACGTGCGTGTGGGATTGCAATCAACTAATTCGCATCACGTCCATTGGTGACTGTTTCGTCAAGATTAAAGCGGCGGAAGCCGATACACGGTATGCGCAGTCTTTAAGATTCGAAGGTTTTACCAGCACCGGGAATGGCGGCTGGGCGTTTTCTTGGCATCACGCGTTCGACGTTACAATCAAGGGCTTGATCGAAGCAGGCGCGAACGGCATCCGAAACTCCGCGTATACCACATACCCCGTAGACAACTTTAATCTTGAAATCGATTGCTGTATCGAAGGGATGACCGGAGAGGCCATATCCCTTGGGGCATGTGGCGGTGTAAGCATATCGGGCTACTACGAGTGGAACGCCGGGGGCTACATAGACGTGTCCAAAAGCGCAAGCCCGCATGCTGGGATCAGCGTATCCAAGTGCATGTTCGGAATGAGCGAAACGCAGATCGCGAACCATACGAAAGCGATCAAGTGGGGCAAAATCGGGGCGTCGGGCGCGCTGTCATTCGGGAACTACGCGCACATGTGCGACCTGCACGAAATGGCCACCGACACCGGGGTTCTTACTTCCATCGGAGATACGGCGGGCGCGCTCTTTGCATCGCAAGCGGGAGCGCCAACGGTGCTCAACGCCAAAAGCATCATAAGCCCAACCGACTATTACGCCAACGGATACTATTGGTTTCCAAATCTGTTGCAAGAAAGCGACTTCCCGGATGGCGCGATATACTGGAATGCGAATAACGCCGGAGTTCCAGTCATCGCGGATAACGTAATGACTTTTACGCCGACTGCACAGTACGGCGGGGTAAATCAGTCGCTTATTCCATGTGTTGCCAACCATAAATACTACTTAGCTGCAACAGTTAGCGGAACGCCTGATACAACGCTAATTGTTTCGGACAGCGTGAACTTCACTGAATTTGTTGCACATAGTGCTTCCGCTGGGTTTGAGGTTCTATCCAAGCTATTTACAGCGCCCGCCACTGTTGAAGCAACCATGATCTTTCAGATCAGGAGCGGCGCGGCGACGGGTTGGGAGACAATCAGTGTCAAGTATGCCAACTTCGCAAACCTGACCACGATCTTCGGCGCCGGGAAAGAGCCGAGCGGCGCGGAGATGAACAAGTTGTACGCCGATTTCGTAAATCAGTGGATGGGTCACGGGCGGTACGTTTCGCTGGAAGAGTATTTGCTCGCAGCGGTTCGTGTTCTCAAGGGGGTGTAATATGGGTAGCCTATACGTTTACGATCCCTGGCCGACGGCGGTAGATACCAACGGCCTTTGCGGGCCGCTGGTGGCGACCAAAGCCGCGTGTATGCAGGAGAAAAACGGAGATTTCTCGCTGTCCATCGAGCACCCGATTGACGATTGGGGCAAGTGGGCGAAGCTGACAGAGGGGAACCTTGTCAAGGCCGACGTTCCGCTGCGAACGCCGCCAGAGATCAACCACACAACCGGCGCTATCATCACAAGCATCTATGCAGCGACGGTACAAAACGTCAGCGGTGCGGCGCGGAGCGTGACGCAGTTCGCGGGCAACGGCGGCATCCGGTACGCCATACTCCCGGTTGGCGCGTCCGTGTACGTCGTGGATACCATCGACGAGTGGCGCAAAGTCCGATGGTCGCGCGGCTGCGGTTGGATTGCGGCGAGTTCGTTGAACATCTCCGGGACGGCTACGACTATTCCCGCCACCGTTTATGGCATGGAATCCAAGGTTCCGGCTGCGAAAAGCCGCCCGCAGCTCTTTCGGATTACGAACGTGAGCCTGGCGGATAGCGGCGTCCGCGCAACCGCCCGCCACGTCTACTACGACAACAGCGGCGCGCTGGTTGACTTCCCGGACACAGGCGAAATGACGTGCCTAACCGCCGTTCCGAACGTCGTAGAAACCGCTGACGCGGTTGGCGAACCTCGCGGGTACACCAATATCACAACCAACGCCGACACTGAGGGCTGGCAGTACGATCCCGTCTGCGAGGCGATGATGTCGCCAAGCAACGGCATCGTGACCCTGTGGAACGCGATCCTACTGCGCGACCTGTGGAACGTGTACGTGCTCAGTGAGTTCCAGCCGTCGAGCGGCATCGTGATTGAGTACGCCAAGAACCTTCTTGGTGTGACCTGCGAAACGAACGTTGACGACGTAATCGTGCGCGTATGTCCAGTCGGGCAAACCTCGAAGGGAAAGCCGCTGTATGTCGATCCGGGCGTCTACTCGGTGGACGCACACGACATAACCTGCGGCCCCTACGTGGACAGTCCGACGATGGCGGACGCCTACGCGGTCCCGCATATCCGGAAGATTGATTACGGGTCAACGATCAAGGCTGCAGGCACAACCACCGCCCAGGTCCTCGCCGCCCGTGTCAAGTTGATTCGGGAGGCGCTTAAGGAGTTCAGCGAAAAGCACGTCGATCTCCCGCAAGTGACGCTCTCGGTTGACTTCCTCCACTTGGGCGACACCGCCGAATACGCGCAGTACAAAAACCTTCAGAACCTATTTCTGCATGACACCGTCCGCATCAAGCATCCGAGGCTTGGCATCGACGTAACCACACAAGTCAACAGCACCGTTTGGAACTGCCTGACCGACCGATACGACAGCATCGAGCTGGGCAGCGTCCGAAAGAACTACGTGCGCTCGCGTCTTGCCGAGTGGATGGTTCCCGGCCTTGCGTCGCTCCGGTCCTACGTGGATACAATATCTGGTTTGGTTTAAACGCACAACAAAAGGCCCTACGGGGCAGGAGGTGGTTCGATGGCATCGCTCGTTTCTGCCGCGAAATTCGCGGCGTTCCTGATCGCGCGATGGACGGCGCACGACGGGTATATCATGGGCGCGACTGGGCAGAACCCGCGCACATGGTCAACCGGTTCGTGGTGGTTCACACAGTACAAAAACAAGACCGACCGCGCAAAGGCGCTTTATTGGCGCGCGAACGCCCCGCGCGTGTGGGACTGCCAAGGGCTGGCCGATGGGTACTACCAAGACCAGACCGGCGTTAATGTCAACACCCGCGCACGGAATAACTACGCGTCATGGTGCGGCGTCAAGGGTACCGGAACCATCCCTGTGTCCCGGCGCGTTCCCGGCGCGGCGGTGTTCCACCACAACGGCCTGTACATCCATCACGTAGGCTTCCTGGTGGAGCCTGTGACCGCCGGAAAGCCCGAGGGCGACTGGTACGTCATCGAGGCGCGCGGCGTCCGGTACGGCGTTGTACGCACGAACCTAAGCGATAAGGGCCGCTGGAACCGTTGGGGCTGGATGACCAAGTATTTTGACTACACGCAGCCGGTCATCGAGACGCCGCCCGTTGTCCCGGAAACGCCCGCCCCGGCCGATCCTGCCGCGATGGTTTACCCGGTTCGCGGCATCATCCCGGACGTGTCCAGTTGCCAAGGCGCAATCCAGAATTTCAACGCGTTTTGCAACTGCACGGACTTCGCCATCTTCCGGGTGATCCGGTCGAACGGAGAGGTTGACACCCAGGCCAAGCGGAACATGTCCGAGTGCAAGCAGCGCGGGTATCCGTTCGGCGTGTACGTGTTCTTCAAGGCGTTCACCGAGGCGACCGCCCGCGCGCAGGTGCGGAACCTGGTTGAAACCAGCGCTCCCTACGCCCCGCGCTTTTATGTGCTGGACGTTGAAGCATGGTATCCGATGGCCGCTGTTCGCGCCGCGATCGACGAGGCGCGCAAGCTGGGCATCACCAAACTGGGTATCTACATGGGTTCTTACCGCTGGCGGACGCGGTACAAGGTGCTGGCGGGGCTGTTTGATTTCGTCTGGCTGGCGAACTACGGGCGCAACACCGGGTACGTGGACAACATCCCGGATAGCCCATGCGACCTCCACCAATATACCAGCGTCGCCACTGTTCCCGGCATCAGCGACAAGACCTGTGACCGATCCCGGCTCACGGGAAACAAGCCCCTGTCATTCTTCACCGGGCGGCAGCATTCCGGCGTCGAATATCCTGGCATTGTGCGCGCCACAGGCATCGCCAACGTGCGGACAGGCCCCAGTACGACCTACGGCAAGATTGGCGTGACCGAGAAGGGCAGGCCCTACGAGCGGCGCGGCGTCGATCAGGCAGGGTACACGCCCATCTGGTACAAGGGCAAGCAGGGATGGGTCAGCGCCAAGTATGTTCAGGAGGTCAGCGAAAAATGACCTCTGAGGAAATGCTACCGTACATTGTCGGATTGGGAGGGCTTGTATTGGCCTATCTCGGATGGCGCAGAACCGACAAGGGTGAAACCGCCGAACAATCGCGCTGGATGGGCAAGATCGACGAAAAGCTCGACAGCATCGGGAATAAGCTGGACAAGCTCGACGGCATCCCGGAACGTGTGTGCGACCTCGAACGCCGAGTTGGGGCGCTGGAGAAGAAAAACGAGTAACCAAACAGACCGATGTATACATAGGAGGCATACCATGCAGAACCGTTTTAAGTCCAAGGTGCTCTGGTCGGGCATCGCGTCGCTCGTTGTGTCGTTCCTGATCCAGATCGGCGTGATCGATACCGGCATGGGCGACACCATCAATCAGGCCGTGTCCGGCATCCTGAACCTGCTGGCCGCGTTCGCCGTGTTCAATGACCCCACGAACCCGACCGGAATCTAACCAGTCTTAACCAATGCATTAACCAATCCCGCTTCCGTACCTCAACCCTTCCGGCGTCCCGGAAGGGTTTTCTTATGCCTGCGCTTCGCTGATGGGAGTGTATGCGGGGGAATTGTTAACTTTTCCAAATTGGAAAAATATTCCCTGAAAGTGCTTGACGTTCATATGAACGCATGCTATAATAGGGTATAAACAAAAACAGGGAGGGCAAGACAATGAAGAACATCAAAACCGCCATCGCGGCCATCCGAGATTCGGACTTCGGGTACTTCGGAATCCGCGCCATCGACGAAACCCTGACGGTTGGCGACACCTGCGAAAACTCCCGCGTGTGGGACGACGGAGAAGTTACCGGCGAAATGCTGAACGGCGCGAGCGCTACCGCGATCAAGCTCAACGGATACACCGACGCCGCCATCAACACCGCGCTTGAATCCGCCGAGAAGGACAACAAGCCCTACTACGCCGCCCACCGCTACATCATCGCATCTGACAGCAAGTCCTACGGCGAGGACGCCAACGAAATCATCCTCCGCGACGCGGTTGTCATCGCGGTCATCGCCTAGCCCGCCTTCCCGGTTCCGCCCCTGCGGGGACGGAATCGAAAGGGCAGGAAGCCCACATTCAAAGGAGGATTACCACCATGACAACGATGCAGAAATTCGTTACCGAATGGCTGAACAACTGCAGAACCGGAACCCCGGAGAGCTACAACCTGACCGACGCCCGCGACGATCTGCGCAACATGCGCGCCGACGGAATGGACCTACCGGACGGGATCACCGACGAATCGCTGTGCGAGGCCGTGAAATGGTACATCGACGAATACAACCGGCTGAACGCAGAGTAACGGAGCCGCCCGCCTTGCCCGCCGCGCCCGAAAGGACGCGACGGAGAGGGCAGGAAGCCCACAATGAAGGAGGTTCCCGACCATGAACAAGCCCGCCGTCACCACCCCGGAATGCGACACCTACATCGCGAAGCTGCTCTCCGAACTCTCCGACCGGCTCGTCAACGGCCCCGGCCACAACCACGGTGATTTCCTTGGCTTCGCCAGCGACGGCGGCGCGATGTTCTGGATCGACGATTGAAGGAGGAAACCCAATGTACATCATGTCACAGGACGGGAACCGGATTGAACGGCTCGAAGCCGTAGCAGTTCGGCATGTTGGGCCGGATGCGTCACTGTATCAGATTTTCCACGACGTTTCGGACTACTCCAGCGTGAGCTTTGCCGACTACAAGACCGAACCCGAAGCCAAGGCGCAGCTTGCCGGGATCGCGGCGGCGCTTCTGCGCGGATCGCCCATCTACTGTTTCGACTAACGAAGGAGGAAGAACGATGGAATTGAAAGCATGCCCGTTTTGCGGGGGCATCGTGCGCATTGTTGTTTGCGATGACGAAGGGAACACGCCGAAAGAGGCCGGATACGAAAAAAACCCGTGGTCTGGATTGGGATACATGCTGGCCCATGAGCGCAAGGACGGTATCGGAGATTGCCCGATTGCGACGTTCGAGGACGAAACGCTCGGAGCGCTCATCTACGACACCCGCAAAGAAGCCGCTGCCGCATGGAACCGCCGCCACGTTCCCGCCATCCCGGAACCCTTCGCCCCGACCCCCATCGACCCGGTAGTGCAGCATCACCCGTGCAACACCTGCGTGAGAAACCCAGACACGTGCGGCGGCTGCGAACGGTTGAAAAGGTACGAGGCGGCGAGGAAGGATGATGGGCATGAGAGCGATTGACGCGGACGAACTACTGAAAGGCCAATTTATTCATGTGTGCAACGAGCGCAAACACCCTGCAACGGTATTTGCATCCGACATTGATCTCGCCCCCACCCTCGGCTCCGTGATCGTCTGGACGCCGGTGGAGAAGGGGCTGCCGCCCGAAGAAAAAGAGACGCAGCGCAAGACGTATCTGTACACCAACCGGGGCGGCGGTGTCGGGGCTTGCGTTCGCGGGCACATCATCGCAAACAGCGAACCCGGCGGATACATCGTCGCGTGGGCGAATCTCCCCGCCCCCTACAAGGAGGTGACGCCGTGAAGCGCATCATCGACGGGCGCAGGTACGACACGGAGAAGGCGCAAGAGATTGGAATAGGGTATTCCGGCGACAGCGGCGCGACCACCCTTTACCGCAAGCGCACGGGGGAATACTTCGTCCTAAGCGTCACGGACAACAACGCCGCCATCATACCCGTCAACATCCACGAAGCGCGTATCTGGGCGCGCCAGTACCTATCGCCCGCCGAATACGCCGCCGCTTTCGGCCCCGAATCCTCCCCCTCCGCGCTCTACGTCGAGATCGGTCACGAACTCATGGCCGGACTGCGCGCGGGCGCATCGGCAGATGGAATCACCCTCAAGGCCCACGTCGAAAGGATACTGCGCGAGGCGCTGGAGAACCCGAACCAGAAATAACCCCGTCCACATCCCGCCCACCTGGGCGGGTTTTTTCATGCCCACCGGAATTAAATTTACTCGGTTACACCGTAACGCGCGCATCAACATTCCCCGCCATTTTCGCGGGTTAATTAGTTTACCGCCTAAAATAATACAAGACCTTTCGACAACTATTGACAAGAATGGAATATTATGGTATTCTATTCGCAGGAGGTGAGTACATGCAACAGTCCAATTCCGGGCGAATTCTGCGCGATCTGCGTGGGGGCGCGTCGGCGGAATCGGTGGCGGTGGCGGCGGGGGTATGCACGGCGTCAATCTACAACTACGAGGCCGGTCAGATCCCGGCGAAGCGCATCCAGTACCGGCTGGCGGAACATTTCGGCAAGACGCCGGGTGACATTTGGGAGAACGAGAAGGAGGAAACCAACCATGGGCAGGAGCATCAAGCGTAGCATCCTCAAACATGCCGCGCACGTTAAGGGCGTTGCGAAGGTCAACCGGAACTTTGGCACCATCTGGGCGCGCTACCAGCGCGACGTGTACGGGGACGCTTACGGCATCATCGCCCGTTCCGGCGTCAAGAAGTCCCACATGCACCGGCGTGGCACATCGAAGGCCGACAAGGCGACGGCGCAGAACATCGGCGTTCGGATGGCCGTTCGGAACGCGATGCAGAGCTTCTTCGCCAAGGCCTCCCGCAAAGAGCCGACGCCCGCCGCGAGGTCGGGGCTGGCGTAAATACGAAGGAGGTAAAACCCATGAAGGATATCAATCAGGTTCCCGGAAACGCCCCGCAGGAAGCCCCTGCGCCGTTTGAGATCATCATCCGCACGACCGACCCGGAATACCTCGCCTGTGGCGGGGAGCCGGAGTGCTCCGCCAAGTGCAGCGGCTACTTCCTCTTGACACGGCACGGCACGAAATCTACAGTTCAAGCGCAAGGCGACCAAGACGTGTGCGGCGTGCTCCGGGGTTTGATCGACAGCTTTGGCATTGACCGTGTTTCGCAGGCCATGGCCGCTGCAAGGCTGTCCGCGTTCAAATGACCGCCCTTCTCGCCATCCTCGGCGCTGTAGCCCTTCTACCGCCCCTGTGGGCGCTTCGGGAATTGGAGGTGGAAACGTATGGGCAAAGCCCTGCAAGCCGTCCTGCGCGCCCTGTGCGGCTACACAACGCTAATAGGCGGGTTTATCAGGTGGAAGTGACACGTCGAAAGGAGCGGCGGCCATGGAACTGACCTGTTACAACAGCTACGATTGCAGCAAAGACCCAAGACACCTGTTTTCGCCCAAAGACCTTGAAAGCATGCGGCAATACGACAAGGTGATCGAATCCGCATACTTCTACCCGCCGATAATCACGGTCCAGGAATCGATTCGCGCGCTTCAACTGGTTCTTTCCGGGCAGACGGCTAAACGGGCGATCCGCAACATCCGGTGCGAACGGATGAACCGCGAATCGTCCACGCCGCCCGAACCAGTTCCCGACGCCAAGGCCAAGAAGCGCGAGTACAACCGCCGATACGCAGAGAGGCATCACGACGAGATTAGCGCGCGTGTGCGCCGATACCGGAAAGAGAATCCGTTGCCGATGACCGAGGAACGGCGGGAGTACATGCGGGCTTATTACATGATCAACAAGGACACCATCGTCGAGCACCAGCGTATGCGAAGGGCCAAGAAACACGAAGGAGGAAATCCATGAAACACATTTCTCTGTACCGCCTAGAGATCGAGCATTTCAAGGGTCTAAAGCGCCTTGACATCTCGTTCCAAGGCAAAGACGCCCGAATCAGCGGGCGGAACGCATCCGGCAAGTCCAGCGTGTACGACGCCGTGCTGTGGCTGCTGTTTGGCCGCGATAGCCGAAACGCCGCGAATGCCGATTTCAAGCCGCTGGGCGCGGACGGCAAACCGATCATCGGCGCGGAACCCACCGTTACCGCCACGTTGGTCATCGACGGCAAAACGTCGGTGCTGCGCCGCGCGCTGACCGAGGTTTGGTCAACCCCGAAGAACCAAGCCGAAAAGGTCTACACCGGCGACAAGGGCGCGTATTGGATCGACGATGTTCCGAAGTCCGAGGGCGACTACAAGCGGTTCGTCGCCTCGCTCCTGCCCGAAGCCCAATTCCGGCTCATCACCAACTATGAGGAATTCATGCTGAAGAACACCGCCGAGAAGCGGTTGGTGCTTCTGGGCATCGCGGACAACGGCGTGGACGAGATTCTCGCCAAGCGGTTCCCGAAGCTCGCCGCCGCGCTGGATGGCCTGACCGCCGACGATGCGCGGAAGAAGTACAAGGTTCAGTTGGCAAAGCTGGACGATGCGCTGAAACTGATCCCCGGTCAGATCGGTGAGAACGAGCGCATGATCGAGGGCGCGGACGAATCCGACCGGACGCGGCTGCAAGCCGACGTTGACCGGCTGGGCGCGGAGATTGCGGATGTCAACGTTCAGCTTGCCGCCGACCCGAAAGCCCAACTGCGCGCCGACCTCGCCCGCGTCAACCGGGAGATTGCCGACATGGAAGCGGACGCGCAGAAGAAGCACAAGTCGGCGCAGACGGCGGCGCTGGATAGGAAGCTGGACGCGGACACGGCATTGAAGCGGGCGCGGCAGTTTGTGGCGGGGCTGGAAGAAACCATACCGAAACAGCGTGAAATCTTTGACGCCACCGCGAAGAAGATGGACGAGCTGCGGGCAGAGTTTACCGCCGTCTACGAATCCGGGTTCACCATGACCGCCAATCTGTGCAACACCTGCCCGACTTGCGGACAAGCCCTCCCCGCCGATCAGATCGAAGCGGCCATGCAGAAAGCCGTTGAGGATTTCGAAAGGAACAAGGCGGCGCGATTGAGCCTTATCGAAGCGGACGGCAAGGCACGGAAACTGAACAACGAAAGTCTGGCCGCATCCATAGCCGCCAACGAAGCCGACCTCGCCGCCGCCCGTGCGAAGCTGACCGCCGCCGAAGCGGAGCAGATGGAAGCCGCCGCCTCGTTCGACGCTCTGCCGGAAGCCGTCACCTACCCGCCCGAATGCGCCGCACTTGTCGCCCGCGCCGACGCCATCCACGAACGGCTCGACGCCCCCGAAGGCGAAGCCTTCTACGCCCTGCGCTGCCAGCTTGCCACGCTCGAGGAACATCGCAAGGCCGCCCAGATCGCCATTGCCCGCTGTGAGGCCGTCTGGGACGCGAAAAACCGCAAGGTCGACCTCGAAGCCCAACAGCGCGAACTGGGCGACAAGGCCGTGGCGTTGAACCAGAAGCTATTCCTGGTCGAACAGTACGTCCGCGAACGCTGCCACATGCTCGAGGATTCGATCAACGCCAAGTTCCAGACCGTCAAGTGGCGGCTGTTCGAGGAATTGAAGGGCGAAGGGTTCAAGGACGTTTGCACCGCCCTGATCCCGTCCGAAACCGGCGCGCTCGTGCCCTACGCCAGCGCCAACACGGGCGCACGGGTGAACGCGGGCATGGAGATCATCAACGTTCTGAGTGAGGCTTACGGCGTGGCTGCACCTGTCTTTGTCGAAAACAGCGAATCCGTTGACCGCGTGACGCCCACAACCGGGCAACAGATCAGGTTACACAAGCCCGACCCGGAGGAATGCAACTGGGAGGGTTTGAAGGTGGAGTTTTACGAAATGAGTAACCCGTAATGTACGATTGGAAGATGGCCGATAAAGCCCAGAGAGCCTATTGTGAGGAACACAACGCGCCCCATTTCGCGCCGACGCGGGACTGCTACAACTGCGGTCAGAACATCTACGACGATACCGGCCGGGAGAAGTTCGGCCCGCTCAGGCGGCAGGTATTCACCGGGAACACCCGCCCCGGAATCACCGTAGAGAAGGCCGGTTCCGAACTGATCACCGGTTGCCCGTTCTGTAACGCGTCGTACTGCGAATGACCGAAAACACGAAGGAGGAACCCACATGGAAACCAGAGACATCGCCACACGCCCCGCGCAGAACGTCACCCTGACCGATGGCATCTTTTCCTCGCTCGACGCGTTCAACCTCGGCCAGCGCATGGCCACGGCGCTTTCCACCGGAACCATCGTCCCGAAGGACTACCAGGGGAACGTCGGCAACTGCATGATTGCCGTGGAGATCGCCGCGCGGCTGCACACCTCGCCCCTGTTGGTCATGCAAAACTTGTACATCATCCAGGGACGCCCGGCATGGTCAACGCAGTATGTTGTGGCGATGATCGAGGCCACGAAGCGCTACCGTTCATCGCTGCACTACGAGCTGACCGGAAAGGGCGACACGATGGTCTGTTACGCATGGGCAGATCGGCAGGACGGGAGCCGCGACACCGGCCCGACCATCACAATGCAGATGGCAAAGGCCGAAGGATGGCTGACCAAAAACGGCAGCAAGTGGGCGACCATGCCCGAGGTGATGATCCGATACCGCGCCGCATCGTTCTTTGGTCGCCTGTACTGCCCCGACGCGCTGCTGGGCATTTACTCCGTGGATGAAGTGCGGGAGATCGCCGGAGAATTCGTGGAGCCGTTGCCCGTTGACATCGAGGCGAAAGAGCCTATCTCCATCCCGGAAGCGTTCGACGCGCCGCCCGCGCCGGAACCCGCCAAGCCCGAACCGGCGAAGCCCACCGCGCCCGCGTCTGATGTGCCGCTCCCGTTCGAGGAATCGCCAGTGAAGCCCGCGACCGGAACCACCGTCAAGCCGCGCGCCGGACAGCAGCAGTTCGGTTACGGCAAGCCGCAGTTCTGATGAAGCTGCACGTTGTCGCCAGCGGGAGCAAGGCGAACACATACCTGCTCACGATGAAGTCCGGGCATACGCTCCTGCTCGACGCGGGCGTGTCCTGCGCGAAGGTACAGGCGGTCATGGGTGCCGCCTGGCCCTCGCTGGGCGCGGTGCTCCTGACGCACGATCACGGCGATCATGCCCGCGCCGCCCACGAATACCTCAAGTTGGGCATTCCGGTCTATTCCAGCCGTGGTACAAAGGCGGCGCTGCACCTGCCCGCGATTCACGACAAGGCGGCGAATGTCGCGTTCACGATCTCGCACGAAGCCGTCCCGAACGACCCGTGGGTGTGGATCATGCCGTTCCGCGTCCAGCACGATGACCCGGCATCACAGGCGTTCGGCTACCTGATCCAAGACCCGCATACCCGCGAGCGGTTCCTGTACGCGACAGACTTTAGCTGCGCGCCCGAAGAAGTCACGCGGTACAAGGTTCCGGGCATCCACTATTGGCTGATCGAATGCAACCATTGCGAGGATCTTCTCGACTGGTCCGACCCAATCACTGAACGCGTGGCGCACGCCCATTTGAGCCTCGAACGCTTGAAGGAAATCCTGCGCGTGAATGACATGGCGACAGCAAAACAGATCGTGCTGTGTCACCTTTCCGAAAAGCGCGCCGACGAGGCGCGGATGGTGCGGGAGATCGCGGAACAGACGGGCGTGCCGACCGTGGCGGCGAGGAACGGACTGACGGTTGAACTGAGGATGACGCCGTTTTGACGGCGGGGAGGAACGGATGGAACGCTATGTTCTGACCACGGAGCAAGCCCGCGAGATGGTTACGGCGGCAGGGTATCGAAGCCGCACGTACCAGAACGATGTATGCCGTTGGATTGATGGCGAGGAACGCCTTGGAGGGTGCGTTGAGGTCTACGTGACGCAAGATGGCATGTGGCGAACCTACGAGCTTGGAGCGGCACGCGTCGGCGTATTCCCGCTTCATCCCGGAAAGGCCCGTCGATGGCTGGCGGACAACGGAATCAAGGAGGGGCTGGCATGAAGTGCTGCGAAACCTGCGCCTACCACCTCGGCGGCGGATCGTGCCGCTTGAACCTCGAAGCGGATTGCGGCAAGGGCCTTTTCGAGGCGTGGGAGCCGGAAGGTGGGGCTGGGCTGATCGTGGAGATTTGAAGGAGGAATGGATATGACCCAGCAGGAACTTGACGCGCTGCAGGGGCTGTGCGAGGAGGCGACGGCGGGGCCGTGGCAATCCGGCGACGGGAGCGTCGATAGGTTTTTCGCCGGAAAGAACACCATCGCAACCCCGGCACGGGTGATCGTTGAGCGGGCGACGTACAACGACGAATTCGACCAACAGACATACGCCGACATCGCTTTCATCGCCGCCGCCCGCACTGCCATGCCCGCGCTGATCGCGGAGGTGCGGAGGCTGCAAGCGGAGATCGACCGCAACGCCGTATTTCTGGCCGCGCACGGGATTTACTCGTTTGAGCCTGCGAAGGCCAACCCCTGACCTACGCCCCGCTTGCGAAAGTGGGCGGGGCAACACAATTCGACGCGCATCACAATCTCAACACATTGTTAACGGACATTCATACACACATATCTACAAATCATGACACTTTTACACTGGGATTGACGCTTTTTCGACCGTTTTCTTTGTGCAATCGTTTGACAATATCCGCGCAATGTGGTAAAATATGACAGTGGAGGTGAGCCTATGACGGAGCTAAAGCGGCGTCGGCTGCTGGCGGGAAAGACGCAGACGGAACTGGGGAACGAGCTGGGCGTCAAGCACAATTCGATTGGCAACTGGGAGAGGGGAAAGAGCATCCCGCGTCCGAACCAACTCCCGGCGCTGGCGATGGCGCTGGGATACACGACAGACGAACTACTCAAGGCGCTGTTGGAGCTGCAAAGCGCCGGGCGGTGATCGAATGGCAAGACCGACCGAACAGAAAGCCGACTACTTCCCGCATTTCGTCGGTGGCGGCAAGACTATCCGGGCGCTGGAACGCGCTTACGGAAATGACGGATACGCATTCTGGTTCAAACTCCTCGAAACCCTGTGTTGCACCGATGGTCATTGCCTGAACCTGACGAACGAGATGGATCTGATCGACTTTTCCGGCTACGTCATGCAGACCGAGGCGCGCGTTTCGGAGATCGTCGGGCTACTAGTTCGGCTGGGGCAGGTCGACCGCGAACTATGGGAATCTGGCCGACGCGTATGGGTGCAAGGGCTGGTTGACAATCTCGCACCACTTTACTCGAAACGATCATGTGGTGTACCGCAAAAACCGGCTGTTGAGGTAGTTTCCGTGACGGAAACCCCGATGATGCCGAGTTTCCGTTACGGAAACCCCGATGATGCCGAGTTTCCGTCACTTCGCGGAGCGGAAACCCCACAAAGTAGAGTAGAGAAGAGTAGAGAAGAGAAGAGCATAGGAGAGAAGAACACATTGACCGATTCCGGCGCTTCCGCGCCTGACCGACCGGACGAACCAAAGAAGCTATCTTTGCAAGACACCCGCTTCGATGAATTCTGGAATGCCTACCCGAAGCGCATCGGCAAGGGCGCGGCGATCAAGGCATGGAGTAAGATCAAGCCGACCGACGAGCTGCACCAACGCATGCTAGCCGCCATCGCAACCGCGAAGCGTTCCGCACAATGGACACGCGACGGCGGGCAGTTCATCCCAAACCCGGCGACGTGGTTGAACCAAACGAGGTGGGAGGACGAACCCACTTCGGCGACGCCGGATGTATCCAAGCCATTCGACCCCATGAAGATCATGAACACACCCGACCGCTACAAGAATGACAGCGAGGACATCATCGAGCAATGGGAAAGGGAGAAGCGAGAACGTGCAGCAGGTAAATGATCTACTGGTCAAAGCATTTGCCGATGCCAGCGCCAGATCGGGGAAAATGGGGCCGGGCGACTACACCGAGAACGGTATGGTGTATTGCGGGACATGCAAAGAGCCGAAGCAGGAATCACGGCCCGTCCAGGAGTACCTGCGCGGAATGCTGGGCGACGCAATCTTGATGTATCGCCCGTGTGCGTGTGACCGGCAGCGGCAGCGCGAGAATGAGGCCAAAGCGGAAACCGAACTACGGCAGCGGAACATTGGGCGGATACAGGCTGAATGCGTCAAGGACGCACGGCTGCGCGATTGCACTTTCGCCGCCGACGATCAACCGGATTCCCCCGTAGGCAAGGCGTGTCGGCGCTACGTCGCCAAGTGGGACGAAATGAGCGCGAAGGGCATCGGGATTATGTTCATGGGCGAACCGGGTGGAGGCAAGACGTTCTACGCGGCAGCTATCGCCAATGCGCTGATTGAGCGTGGAGAATACGCCTATGTTACGACCATCCCGGAAATCAGCACCCGCATGAACGCCGACTACGGGAACAACCGCGAAAAAGTGCTTGACTGGATCGCTTACGCCCCTCTTCTGATCCTCGATGACTACGGCTTCGAGCGGTCAACTTCCTACGGCATGGAGAACGCGTACACGATCATCAACGCGCGGTACACCTCAAAGAAGCCGCTGATCGTCACCACGAACTTGACGCAAGACGAAATGTCGAACCCGCCAGACACGGCGCATGCCCGGATCATGTCGCGGCTCAAGGAAATGTGCGTGGCGTCGCTGAAGGTGGCCGGATCGCACAGGGACACCATCACAGCGGAAAAGCGCCGAACGGTCATGGGTATTCTGTTCGGGGAGGATTGAGGCATGGAGGGTGCATCGTTTGTCCCGGAATCAATTTGGGCATGGGATCAAGCGCACGGCATTTACCACACCGACCATCCGACCGGCATGATCGTTCATTGCCCAAACTTCAAGGCCGCCGACGCACAGCTCGACCGTGAGCGCGTTACCCGTGAGAACGCCTACCGCCTCTGGCTTTTCAGCAAGACGCCGCAGGGGTTCACGGAGTGGTTGCGGGAGAGGGAGGCGGGGAAGAAGTGACGCACCTATCACTTTTCAGCGGAATCGGCGGACTGGATTTAGCCGCCGAATGGGCTGGATTCCAAACGGTCGGACAATGCGAATGGGCGGATTACCCGACGAAGGTACTTGAGAAACACTGGCCGGACGTGCCGCGATGGAGGGACATACGTGATCTCACAGCTGACGATTTTCGGAGAAGAACGGGCCGAGAAACCGTTACATGCGTATCAGGGGGCTTTCCGTGCCAACCACACAGCCTTGCGGGAAAACGTCTGGCATCTGATGACGAGCGCGATCTTTGGGGCGAACTGTTCCGAGTGTATTGCGAAACAGGAGCGCGATGGCTCGTGGCGGAGAATGTACGGGGATTACTCTCAAGCGAAGATGGACGGTTCTTCGGAAGAATTCTCCGGGACCTGGCCGGACGAGGGCGTCATGTATTCTGGCACTGTTTTCCAGCCTCGGCTGTTGGTGCAGTATTTACCAGAGATCGCGTCGCTATTGTTGCCGGCCCCAGTTGCGACGGACTGGAAGGCCGTGTGGAGAGATTACCGAAAGCTGATACGGCATATACGATCCAAAGACCACCAAGTGAGGCCGTCAGAGCTGCTATTGGCCTCCGGCACAGCAAAGAGCCAGATACCGGCGGAATACGAGAAGATGATGGGGTTCCCCACTACGTGGACAGACTTAAGGCCCTCGGAAACTGTGTAGCACCACCGCAGTTCTACCCCATCTTCCGCGCAATCGCGGATATTGAGCAAGCCGAACCGCACAACCCCCATTCAGGCCGCGTACAAGCCCCGTAGGCGCGTTTTCGGGGCGTGGGAGTAGGATTGTGAGGGTGCACGCGGGAAAGCGTCACAGGGGCGCGTAGAGGGCGATACGAAGGAGTGGTAACAATGGCGCTTACCGAAAATCAAAAGCAGTTGATACAGGCGGTATCAAAGAACGACATACAGGCGGCGAGGAAGTGCGCGCTTACCTGCATCGCGGAAGATACAACCGCAAAGAACCATTACTTTTGCGCGAGAACAAAGGCGACGCTTGAATCTCCGGGGTTCAACGTGATCGAGCTGCCGCAGCACCTCAAGGGCTTGCTTGTCCTCGAAGATGTGTCACTATCGTTCCGCGAGGCCAGGTACTATCTTTCAAGCAGGGAAGCGGCGGTGCTTCGAGACATAACCCGCATGAAGATGGTTAACGAGCGACTTATGGAACTCGGAATACCGTACATGAATTCGACCCTGCTGCATGGCGAGAGCGGGACAGGCAAGACAACGTTCGGGCGGTATGTGGCGTACAAAACCGGGCTTCCGTTCTGCTACATGAACTTTTCGAGCCTTGTGGATTCCTACATGGGAGGCACCTCGAAAAACATTAGCAAGGCGTTCTCCTACGCCGTATCGAACCCGTGCGTGTTCATGCTCGATGAAATCGACTGTATCAGCCTAAGACGGGCCGATTCGGGTGACGGAGGAGGGGCCGGGGGAGAAATGGCGCGCGTCACTATTTCGTTGATGCAGGAGTTCGACAAGCTCCCGAACGACGTAATTGTGATCGGCGCGACCAACCGTATCGACAGAGTTGACGATGCGCTTCTGCGAAGGTTTTCAGCCAAGCACGAAGTCAAGGCTCTTACCATTGAGGAAAAAACCGATATGGTCAGGCGGTTCCTATCCGACGTCGGGATGGATTTTCCGGGCGAAGTGCTTTCCAGATTAGTCACGCAAGGGAATCAGGCGGTTGTGCTGAATGCGCTGATACGTCTGATCGCGGATAAAATCGCGCGAGAGGCTAACCCATGAGCGACTTCGACGAAACCTGGCTGAAACAATTCTGCGCCCGCACGGGACAACCGAATCCGCTTGAACCTGCCGCGCCAACACCCAAGCGCCGCAAGTACGGCAACCAGCCGACCGTTTGCGATGGGGAGAAATTCGATTCCAAACGCGAGGCCCGCCGATGGAACGAGCTTCAAATGCTGTTGGCGGCTGGCGACATCTCCGACCTACGGCGACAAGTACGGTATGAACTGGTTCCGAAGTCAGAGCATAGCCGCGGGGTTGCATACGTTGCGGATTTCGTGTACAGAACGCGCTACGGGGTTGAGGTCGTCGAAGACGCGAAAGGAGTAAGGACGCAGGTATACGTCATCAAGAAAAAGCTGATGTACTACGTTCACGGAATCAACATTACGGAGGTATAAACATGGTCAAAACATGCGAGAGGTGCGGGAAGGAGTTCGACGCCCGAATGCCGCACGTCCGGTTCTGTAGCTACAGTTGCGCAAGGTATGCCACGTGGGAGAATCGCAGTCGGGCGGAGAGTATCCAGTACACATGCAAAACATGTGGCAAGGCATTCTGCGTGCTCAAGCGCGACCATAGGCACAAAGAAGGCACCGAAATCAAGTACTGCTCTACGCGATGCGCAGGCGTAGGGATACGTACAGGGCGCACACAAGCGTGTCCGCAATGCGGGAAGCAGTTCTACACGACCAAGCGCACGTTCTGCTCCGTTGAATGTGCGCGCACATTTCGCAAGGCGGCAAGACCGAGAAAAGCCGTCATCCCGAAGGTCAGAATCCCTAGCGAGTGGTGGTATGAGAACGGGTACAAGGTCATTCGGTTGGGGCCGCGCCGGTTCATCAAAGAACACATACAGATCATGCAGAACCACATTGGCAGAAAGTTGCAACCCGGCGAGGTTGTCCACCACATCAACGGCATCAAAGACGACAACCGCATCGAGAACCTCATGCTGATGACCGCGGGGCAGCATAGCTCGTATCATCGGCAGGCGGAAAAAGCGGGCGGGAAGCATCTGTTTGGCGGGTATCACAACAACTAGTTATGCGGGCCTGTAGTCCCCGAACGCTCACGGCGTCATGGCCTGAACGACGGCGACGAGCCTAGCAAGGGCTGCGCCGAAGAAGCCTCGAGCGTGATCGACCAGCGACCGCGCCCCGCGGGACAAACGCTCGATCTGGCTGGCGACCGCCCGCGCAGCACCCCGCGCTTCTGCGGCCAACCGAGCCATCGTCAGTAAGTTACAGGCAGCACCGGCGCGGATGACGGCGAGGAATCCGTCGGCAGCGGTAACCAAGGCTTCGTGGTCCGCACGAAGGGCAACCACGGCGGGATTCATCATCGCACGACACCTCCAATTCACGGCGAGAGTATACGGGCAAGGGGACGGGGTTAGAACACGAAGGAGGAGAAGATCATGGAACAAATGGACGCGGTTGCCAAGATGGACAGGCGGGACGCAATCCGGGCGCGGCTGTACGCCGTGGACAACGCGCAGAACTACATTGCGCAATACCGGGCCGACAAGATCATGCACCGCTGGGCGCAGGAGGACTTGGATTTCCTTCTGACGGAAGTTGACCGCCTTTCGTCCGAGTACGACACCATGACCGACGAAATCAAGCAGCTCAAGTCCCGCGAACTCGCCCGCCTGAACGCCCACCTGCACATCGACACCGAACCAAAGCGCGCCCAGACCGTCGGAAAGCTGCGCTATGTGGGCATCGACACCGCGCGCGGCGTGTTGGCCGAAGGCGGCTGCATCGCGGCTGACCTGCGCGGCATTGAGGCCGTTATCACCGCGCAGAACGTCGCCGTTGGGCGCTTGAGGCCGGGGACAAAGAATGAGCTTCGGGACGCCGGGGAACTGCCGATTATGGCGCGCGGGCCGGGATCGTTCATCACGTACTCGCAGCACCCGTTCACGCACGACCCGGCGGAATGCAAGGTTTGAGACACAAAACGAAGGAGGATAAACACATGGCAACCAAAACAGACAAGAACACAGAGGTTCAGATCGCAGTACCGGAGATCAAACTCCAGACGGCAACCATCCGCATTGTCGGCACATCGCCGCTGGTTGTGCACAAGTTCAGCGAGAAAGCCAAGCGCATGATGCTGGAAAAGCAGATGAAAACCGCAAAGACGGCAGCAAAAGACGCCAAGTCACCCGTGGCGGATTTCATGGGCGCGCTGTACTGGTTGACGCCGGAACCCGGAGAGGCTACCGAGGCGGCGTTCGGCAAGGCGGTTTCCAAGGGCGCGAAGTTTGGGTTTCCGACGGTCGGAATCAAGGCGTCTATCGTCGCCGCCGCATACCGCGCGGAACTGGTGAAGAACAAGGTAAGCCTGAACGGAATGTTCCACATCGCCGGGGAGTTGAGCGAAATCAAGGGCGTCGCGCCGGTCATGCGCGAGGATATGGTGCGACTGCAAACGGGCGTTGCCGATATCCGTTACCGCCCGGAGTTCCCGGCAGGATGGTATATGGACCTGGATTTCACGTTCAATGCGGCGGTTCTATCCGTGGAGCAGCTGGTGAGTTTCATCACGCTGGGTGGTTTCGCTGTCGGCATCGGCGAGAACCGCATCGAAAAGGGCGGATTGTGGGGTGCGTACAAGGTTCAGGGCGCGTAGACGGGGCAGATGTGGCAAGACCCGGCCCGGAATGGCCCGGAGTGGCGTGGTACGGAAAGGCAGGCGTGGAAAGGCGGGGCGGTGTTTGGCGAGGTGAGGTCGGACACGGCGAGGTACGGCAGGTTAGGCGCGACTTGACAAGGTCGGTAAGGCGGGGCAAAGCAGGGTAAGGCAGGCAAGGCGGGGCAAGGCCGCGCGGGGAGAGTTCTGGCGAGACACGGCACGGCAGGTATGGCCTGGTCAGGCCCGGAGATGTGAGGGTGGCGAGTAAGTTATGATCTGGCGCTGTCGATGCGGTTTGGCGGTTCCGCGTAAAAACCGCCACAACACGAAGGAGGAAATAGCATGGTTTACGAATGGAAAGTGCCGATGTACAGGGTTCCCGCCGATGTTGCGGGTGCAGAGATCGAGGCGTGCGTGGACGCGGCAGGCGTGATTTCTCCCGCGAGCGTCGTAGATCGCGCCACGCCGGAATCCAATCCGCTGCACGGGTGCTTTGAGTGGGACAATGACAAGGCGGCAGGGAAATGGCGTGAGCAAGAGGCCCGGACGCTGATTGGAAACCTCGTAACCGTGTTTGCGGGCGAATCCGAAAGCAAGCAGCCTATCACCGTCCGCGCGTTCGTGAACACCGTCGGGCGTGATGGTAGAGGCTACAAAAACATCGTGACCGTGTTGGGGAACGACACTGACCGCGAACACATGCTCGCAACCGCTATGCAGGAGCTTGGGAGCTTTAAGGCAAAGTACGCAAGCCTTTCCGAGCTTGCGGAGGTGTTTGGGGCAATCGACCGGCTGGCGAGTTAGGAGGGAACGCCATGAAGAAGGACCGTGTTATCGCGGTATGGGTAGCCGTCGCGGTTGTGACGGGGATCTTCTGGGCGCAGGTGGCGTACATGCTGGGCGCGCCGGGATGGGCGGTAGGGATCGTGGCGCTTGCGTGCGCGGCGGTTACGTTCTGGTTCGGGTGTGCGTTGATGGCGGGAGGGGAGGAAGGGCAATGACCCAGATCAACGTCGATTCTATCCTCGGTGTCAACGGCTACCACGGCAGCGGGCAGATCCGAGTCCGTGACCGGGAGCTTGTGGCGCAGGTGGTGCAGGAGTTACGGGACGAGATCGCGGTGCTGCGGGGGCAGATGGGGCAACTGGCGGCGGAGAACGCGGAACTGAGGGAGGGGATGAGCGCATGAGCCTATCCAAAGCCATTGAGCACGGGAAGGAACGGCGCAAGCCCTACCGGGGCGCAAAGGCCGTAGACGCGACGTGCCGGAACCACGGCGGCTGTCCGGGGTGCAGGATGAAGCGGGAGCACAAGGACGAGAAGCGCAGGTTGCACGGGATGGACGGCGACGCCCCGGAGCGGACGGGGAAGGAGCGGGAATGAGCGACCGGGTTGTGCGGCACAGCAGCCGCTACCATGGGCCAATGGGCGACAGCCGCCCACCTGCTGAGATTTTCGCGGGCATTGAGGCCCGCCGAAAACAGGCCGAGGAATATTCCGCCCGACTTCGGGCGCTGATGGACGAGATCATGCGAGACGCGACGCTGATGATGTGGGAAAGCCGGGCGTCGCTGGTGCGCGAGGTGGCCGTGGACTGGCTGACAGAGAACGAACCCGACTTCGCCGACCGGGCGGGAAAGTGAGGATTTGATGGACAGATTGACCGGAGATTTCAAGGGTGTTTCCATGTTCGCAACGGTCGAACAGGCGATGCAGTACAACCGACTGGCGCAGTACGAAAACACTGCCCTAACGCCGGACGAGATCGCCGCGCTGCGGGCAGAACTGGCCGCGATGGGGGCGGAGAACGACATGCTGAAAGACACGATGATTCGCGCTTGCGTTTGGCTGGACGTGCATGGTAGGCCCGGTATTCCGGATGTGACGCGCACGCTTTCGGAAGCCGTCGCGGCCACCGTGAAGAAGGAGGCCCCCAATGAGTGACGAGGCGATCAGGGCGCTCAAGCCGTGTCCGTTCTGCGGCAGCGATGCAATGTTTCGGCACATCTTTGAAAATCCGGACAAGTGCATGGTCGGTTGTCGCGGCTGCGATGCAATCTTTGATGCTGTGTTTCCGAACGAACTGGAAGCCGCAAAGGAATGGAACGACCAGAAGTTGGCGGACGATGTTGCCCGCCTCGAATCCGACCTTGCCGCGATGACGGCGGAGCGGGACGCTGCCCAGCGCAGGGGGGAGGCGGCGGAACGGGATTTAATGGCGGCGGTCCTATATCAGAAGGTTTGCGAAACCTGTTTGTTCTACAAAGGCGGATTTTGCACCGAGAATAGCGGCGGCAGGCTGTGCGGCGTATACCGAAAATGGAAATGGCGCGGCCCGGACGCGGGCGGGGAGGCTGCCCCATGACCTACCGCGGCTATGACCTGCGCACCGTCCCGTACAAAGCCCCGTACAGCCCCGCCACAACGTCCATGGCGGTCATCGGCCCAGACGGGCGGGCGCATCTGGTGCGGGACGAGGAAACCGGGAAGCACGTCGTGGATGCGAAGGTTAAGGCCGGGGAGTGGCCGGAGAGGGAGACGAAATAATGGGCACCTCCACATGGGCCAAGCCCATCCTGCCCGCGCTGAACACCTGCGCCACCTGCCACCACGCAAATATCCCCGCCTATGCGTTCGACGGGCATTGCAAGCTGGACGGGCGGGAGATTACGAGGGACACTGTGAACTGCTGTAGCTACATCAACGCAGACCGGGAGAAGCGCCGAACCTGTTACCGTTTGTTTAAGCCGCGCGAAAGCAGGTGAATTCTGGAAATTGTGTGGTATAATAAATGCAAACAAATGCGGCAGGTGGCGGTTCGGATGAAGCGTTAGACCAACCGCCGCCAAGAAGAAAAGACCGCGTGCGTTATGTGCGCGGTTTTTATTTACATAAGCGCCCAACCGACCGATGGAGGGCATGCGTTGAAGGATTGGCAAAGCGAGGCAAAGCGCCTCTACTTCGAGGATCGCCAGACGTGGGGCACGATCATCGCAAAGCTGCAGGGGTATTTCCCCGGCAAAAATGCCGATCAGATCCGTGACACCATCCGGGGCGTCGTTCGCCGTGATCCCCGCTACAAAGAGCGCGGCGAGCAAGGCCAGCCCGCCATGAACGCGCAGGAAACGCTCATGAAGGCGCTGACCAAAGGCACGACCTCGAAAGAGCTTGCCGACGCGCTGGGCGTTTCAGAGCGCATTGCAGCGGCCATGATCGACGAGAAGAAACAGGCGGGTTACAACGTCCGCGAGACGCGCGGCGTCTGGAAGATCGAGAACGATCTGATCCCGACCGAGAACCGCTACAGCGACGAATGGGACGGGAACCGCATCGTGCGGTTCGGCTTGCTGGGCGATACGCATTTGAACAGCAAGTAC